CGTGCACGATCTCGATGCTCGTCACCGACGCCCGGCAACTCGACGACGCACACAGCCGGCAGACGGTGCTGGAGGTGTAGGCGTGACCTCCGGCGACGCCTGCGTCGCGCTCGATATCGGCGGCCTGCCCGTGGTGCTCGTGCTCCCGGAGCGCGATGTCGAGCTAATGATGTGGCTGTATCAGGTGCACTGTATCCTCCAGGAGGGGTGCGGCGATGAGTGACGATATCACCCTCCCACCCGGCGCGAGGCTCGACCCGCGCCTGGGGCTGCATGGCGGGCAGTACGTCATCCTCACCTGCGTGATCTGTGGGCGCGAGGTGCGGCACCCACTCCCGTGGTATCGCGCTCAACTGAAGCGAGGGGTGCCGCCGAAGACGTGCTCCACGAAATGCGGCGGGGAGTATCGGCGGCGGAAGGGGGTGCCGAAATGAGGTTCCTCTGGTTCACAGCCGGGTTCCTGCTCGGGGTCGTCACGACGGCGATCGGGCTACTCTGGATGATGACGATGGCGGTGGTCGCGTGACGGACTGGTGGCGCAAGCCGCGGAAGTGGAACATCCCGCTCACCTACGAGCCGAAGATCGCGGGCGTCCGGGACGGCACGATCCGGCAGACGATCCGAGTCGGCCGGAAGTTCCGCGTCGGCGATCTGGTGTCGTTCCACGGGTGGTCAGGGAAACCATATCGCTCGCCGTGGTCGTTCCGGACGGAGTATTATCCGCTGACGACGGTGCGGAATATCCGGATCGTGCCGGGCGGGATCGTGTGGCCCGGTGCAATGCACGAAGAGTACTACGCGTGGCGGGCCCTCGACGACCTCGCCCGCCGCGACGGCATCGAGCCGCCGACCGGCGAGGCGCTGCGCGACGTGCTCCTGGGGATGCATACGGTCCCGGCGGACGGCGTCGAGGCGCAGGTGGTGAGGTGGTGACCGACAACCTCACCGCCCCGGAGTGGTGCCTCGGGTGCCCCGATCCGATCTACGACGACCGGCGCGGGGAATGGGATTGGTACTGTCGGCAGCATTCGCCGACCGGGATCAGGTGCAGCAACGTCGCGGTGCTCCGGGAGCGGTGCTACCGCGTGCGGGAATATTTTGCTAATAAGGAGGTGAGCACTTGAGGCACACGATCTTGAACGGCGACGTGATCGCCTGCCTGCGGTCGCTCCCGGACGCCTGCGTGCAGTGCGTCGTAACTTCGCCGCCGTACTGGGGGCTCCGTGACTATGGCGTCGAAGGGCAGATCGGCCTTGAACCGACGCCTGAGGAGTACGTCGAGAAGATGGTCGAGGTGTTCCGCGAGGTGCGGCGGGTGCTGCGCGACGACGGCACGCTCTGGCTGAATCTCGGGGATTCATACAACGGTAGCGGGGGAGCTGGCGGCGACTACGCCCCGGGCGGCCTGAAGGCAGGGCAGCCAAAATACCCTGGCAGGCGCATCTCCGCCCTCAAACCCAAGGATCTCGTCGGGATGCCCTGGCGGATCGCCTTCGCCCTGCAGGCGGACGGCTGGTATCTACGCTCCGACATCATCTGGTCGAAGCCGAACCCGCTGCCGGAGAGCGCGACCGACCGCCCGACGAAGAGCCACGAGTACGTGTTCCTGCTCACGAAGCGGCCCCGCTACTTCTACGATGCTGATGCGATCAGAGAACCTTATGCTGAATCGACCTTTAAACGCGCCAAATCCGTTAACAACGCGGCAGCCCGGAAAGATAACGGAACCGCCATCAATCAACGCGGCCTGTCCGCGGAACAACAGACGAAAGCGTATAGCAAAGTTACCGAAACAGGAGGCCGGAACAAACGGAGCGTATGGCACATAGCAACCCAAAGTTTTAGCGAAGCACACTTCGCCACGTTCCCGGAGGCACTCGTCGAGCCGTGCATTAAGGCAGGCACCAGCGAGCGCGGGGCGTGCCCGAAGTGCGGCGCACCCTGGCGGCGATCCATCCTATCACAATCGAGCGGTTCAGGGGACCACAGAGCCGTGCCAGGGCAGAACAAGCCATTCACAATCCCCCGGGGAGAGTACCTCCGATCAACAATCGGATGGGAACCAACCTGCACCTGCGGCGGCGATCCGGTGCCATGCATCGTGCTCGACCCCTTCGGTGGGTCCGGCACGGTGGCGAAGGTCGCGCGGGATCTCGGACGCTCGTCTATCCTGATCGAGATCAACCCCGAATACGTGCAGATCGCAAAGAAACGGCTCCGCATCGGGGAACAACTCGATTCCGGAGTTTGTGAATACGTTGTCAAGAATTTCCGCACGGAGGCGATATCTTGAGTTCCATCGTTCTGAAAATACCCTATGAATCACAGTCATTTCACGCCGCATTGACCGATGCGACGCTCCGGGATCGTGTCCAGGAGTGGGTGGCGGCGGCCGTCACGCTCGACGACGCGGTGTACATCCCGCTCAGGACGGACTGGATGCCGAACGGCCCCCGACGCACCGCCGATGGCGTCGAGGTGCTCCTCGCGGGCCGGTGGCCGCCGGAGGTGGACGCCGAGACCGGCCCTAGGGTTAGTGCGGCGATCTTCGGCCGAGTATGGGATACTCTCTGCAATGCGACGCCCGCCGATGAACTTGAGGATATAGCAACATGTGGTTTATCGGGGGTAAACGAGGAGCAAACGGAAAACGAGGCGCCAGAGGTGGCGCCTATCGTAATCCACACCTGCGCAACCCCGGTCAATCACGTCGACGGGTGGTCGTGGAGCCACGTCGTTACCGAGATCCGGACATGGGCCGCGATCTACCCCGAGGAGATCCCCGACCCGAACGAGATCTCCGAGGCAGAGGCCCGGGCGCTCCTCAAGACGATCTATCAGCATCCGGCGGTGATCGCGGAGTTTGAACGGCGGCGGATGGTCGCGGAGGCGACTCAGAGGGAGTATCGAGACGCCAGGACGATCCAGTACGCGATCGACGTCGGCGTTGATCTGCCCGACCCGACCCCGCCGCCGGTGATGCGGGAGTTCCCCTGCACCGACGATGGGAACGGGGACCGACTCGTGGCGCAGTATCGGGACTCGATCCGGTATTGCAAGACGTTCGACGCATGGTTCCTCTGGTCCGGCTCGCGGTGGGAGCGCGACGAGACCTGCCGGATGCTGGCACTTGCCAAGCGGGTCGCCCGGACGATCCATATCGAGGCGTCGGCGACCACAGACGACCGGCGCGAAAAGGTCGGGAAATGGGCCCTCACGTCGGGGATGTTGTCGAGGATGCGGGCGATGATCGCCTGCGCTGCCCCGGCCGTCGCGGTGACGCCGGAGGAGTTCGACGCCCGACCGGAGTTGCTGAACTGCCGGAACGGGACGCTGGAACTCGATACACTGACGTTCCGGGAGGCACGGCGCGAAGACCTGCTCACGAAGTGCTGCGGGGTGGATTACAACCCGGCGGCCGAGTGCCCGACCTGGCTCGCGCACCTCGATCTCGTGTTCGGCGGGGACGAGGCATACATCCGAGGATTTCAGGAGCTCTGCGGGTACTCGCTGCTCCAGGAGAACCCTGAGCAGATCATGGCGATCCTCTACGGTATCGGGAAGAACGGCAAGAGCGTCACCATCGGGGCGCTGGCGCGAGTATGGGGCGATTACGCAGTCAATATCGCCGCTGAGAGTCTCATGGTGCGCCGGGGCGACGGGCCGCGATCCGACCTGGCGCGGCTGCACGGTGCCCGGCTGGTCACGGCGTCGGAAGGCGAGAGTGGCGCATATCTCGCGGAGTCGGTGGTGAAGCAACTGACCGGCGACGACGCGATCACTGTCCGGAGGCTCTATGAAAACGAGTTTGAGTTCCGGCCCGGGGCGAAAATCTTCCTCGCGACGAACCACGAGCCACGCATCCGGGGCACGGATGAGGGGATCTGGCGGCGGTTGTGGCTGTTGCCGTTCACCGTCACAATCCCGGAGGATAGGCGCGACCCGGGCATCCTCGACAAACTGGAGAGCGAGGGATCAGGTATCTTGAATTGGTGTATCGAGGGGCTCCGGCGCTACCTGGAGAACGGCCGTCGGCTCGCACCGCCGGATAAGGTCGTCGCGGCAACGGCCCGGTTCCGATCGGAATCCGACATGGTCGGGCGGTTCCTCGCGCAGGAGATGCGAGTCGAGCCGACCGGGACGATCGAGCGGACGGTGCTCTATAAGATCTACCTCAAGTGGTGCGAGGATGAGGGCGAGAGACCGGTCAGCAACCGGGCAGTGATCAAGTATCTCCGGGAGCGCGGGTTCGGTGAGAGGAAGCTCGGCGGGGCCATGTGCTGGACAGGTATACGCATAAAGAGTGCTACGGAGGCAGAAGAAGATGCTACGGAAGGGTCATTACAGGCAGGTCTTTGAGATGGGGCAGGAAGGGCAGGAAAAACCGGAAAGTGTTTCAGGTGTGGTGAGTCTGAGGAACTTTCCAGATTTTCATGCCCCATATGCCCCAAAAGGCACGAAGGGCAGGAAGTTTCAGGAGGTTCTCATAGTGATGTTCCAGAAAAGTGTTCAGAATTTCGTGCCCTTCGTGCCCGTGAGAGAGGTTTGGGGCATTTGGGGCAGGAAGGATCGTAATTTTCCCATGAAGAAGAATATAGTAAAAAGTCTCCCTGCTCGTGCCCTAAAAACCCCACTCGTGCCGGGGGTGATCTGAGTGGTGGCCAGTAACACGCTCAGTAACACTCTGAGGGGTAGCAACTCTCCTGGTGACGGCACCGCTCGGGACGACACTCATGGGACAGATCCCGCCCTGATTTTTAGACCTCACGGGGGACACTCATGACCGCGAACACCCCCGCCTCCCGCAAGGC